GACGCTACCGTAGTCAACCTAAGCCTAACGCCATACGCGGCTACGGTTGATTATGACGTTAGTGTAGACGCATCGGTAGCAGGACTGACCATTGCTACCCATGCCGCCACGACGAGCTATGACGTACTGCTTGATGCCGGGGTACACAGCCTAAGCATTACGTCATTCAAGGCTGATACGTCCTATGACATTACCCTGGACGCTACGGTAGTACCAAAGGCGATAACGGCCTATGCCGCAGATGTAGCCTATATCACCCAATCCCCGCCACCACCAAGGCGGCCAATGAATTACCTACTTGCGAGATAACAAAATGGGAAGAGTTTACAGTGCGACATTCCAGAATGGCACGATCCTGACGACGGGGACACTGGATATATTCGAGGTAAGGCCAGCGGCCAACAAGCCGATCATCATCCATGCGATTTTCCTTGGGCAGACTTCAGAGATACAGGACGCCGAGGAGCAAATACTTCGCTACAGTCTCGTTAGGGGAAATACCACCAGCGGATCGGGAGGGGGAACACCGACACCTCAACCAATGGATGTGAATAGTGCCGCAGCCGGGGCTGGAGTGGACACCATGAATACCACAGCCGCCAGTGCTGGTACGGCGGTCAACGTCTACTCAGACGCCTTCAATATCCGTACCGGCCTCCAACTGATCTTCACGCCAGAGATGCGACCAAGAGTGCAGAATACCGCTTTCATCGTGATGAGACTCGGGGCGCAGCCTTCCAAGCAGATCACAGGGGTAAACGGTACGATTGTATTTGAAGAAATGTAAATGAGCGGGATATTCAGGCGGCGCTTTCAGTTAACGCCATATCGCCGCCGGATATTACTGGGCAGTAATGCGTCTGTTGATACAAACATAGATGCAACTTCAGTATCATTTACCGTCACTGCCCATCAGGCGACAGTCAGCTATGACATAGAAGTAAGCGCTGGGGTAGCGAACCTATCTCTTGCCCCATTCGCTGCTACGACCGCATACGACGTAGAGGTAAGTGCCAACAGTCAGGCACTAACCATCGCCAGCTACGCTGCCACCACCTCCTATGACGTAGAGGTAGCGGCCAATACACAAGCCCTGACGGTAACAACCCATCAGGCAGCAGTATCGGCGGCAGTAGATGTCAGTGTCAGTGCCGGGGTTCATAACCTCACCCTGACCACCTACAAGGCGTCCGTAGACGCGCCGATAGTGGTGATAGTCCCCTCGGGGGCTGGTGGCAGGCCGTCCAGGCAAAGACGCAAGCGGATCATCGTAGATGACACGCTCTACAACGTCACCGAGGCAGAAGAAGCCCAGATACTCAGGGATTACATAGAATCCCTGAAGGAAGAAAAGCAGGAAGTCCAGAAAGAGGTATCCAAGGCAAGGAAGCTGGTAAAGAAGGCCAAGGCCCAGACGGAGAACAAGCCCAAGCCCCTATACCAGCCGACCAAGAGCACTATCTCCTCACTCCTAAACGAGCTAAAGAGGATCGAGGAAAAGAGGAAGGATGCCATCCGGCGCTATAATGCCATCATGGCCGAGATGGAGGACGAGGAAGATGCCATATCAATCATCCTGACAATGGGGGGACTATGACGCAAGATGATGAGGAAACCCTCATTCGCATCATGGATGAGGAGTCAGAGGGGGGGCCGTTGATAATGGCCAACCAGGAAGCCATGGAGGTCATTCTCGACAAGATCGGGACTTGCCAATGCGAGGGATGCAGGTTCCTCGCCGCCAGTCTCTCAATAGAACGATTCAAGGAGGTTCTACACTAATGAAGAAGGGCAAGGGCAGGAAAGGGAAAGGTCGCTGCTAATGGGCATGCTTGATCAGCTCATGCAGATGATGGCCGTTAAAGGCCAACCAAGCCAGTCGGGTATTGGGAAGGGTAGACTACCGAATACCATCGAGCTTAGAAACCTATACGGCAAGGCACAGATGGAAGCCCAGATGAGCGGGCAGCAATTACCCCCTTTCGAGGTATGGGTACAGCAGAACTTCCCTGACCAAAAGATAATGAACCAGCAGCCTCCAGGGCTATTGGGTCAATAACTTACAGCTTGAATCAAACATGGGCGCACCACTAGGAAACCAAAACGCAAAGAAGGCCAGAATCAGCACCGAGGCGCTAAAGCTGGAGCTGGCGCATGATCGTGACGCCTTGCGTGAAATGTGGATAGCCCAGATCAAGAAGGCAAAGGACGGCGACTTGGCTTCCTTCAAGGAAATCAACGATCGCCTTGACGGCAAGCCAGCCCAAGCCATCATCGGAGGGGATGAGGACGATAACCCCATCCAGCATAGCGTCACCCTGAAATTCGTCGATGGAGAGTGAGGCAAGGTTTCCCGGGAAACTGAGGTTCCTGTTCAGCCCTGCCCGCTACAAGATAGCATTCGGGGGAAGAGGATCGGCAAAGTCATGGAGCTACGCCAGGGCCCTATTGATCCAGGGCGCAGCCCAGAAGTTACGCATCCTGTGCGCCCGAGAGGTCCAGAGATCGATTAAGCAGTCGGTACATACCCTGCTTACCGACCAGATACAGGAACTAGGGCTGGGCGCCTTCTACGAGGTGCTGGAGTCTGAAATAAGGGGCAAGAACGGCAGCACGTTCAGCTTTACAGGCTTGGCCCAGCATACAGTCGAGTCCATCAAGTCATTCGAGGGTGTGGATAGGGTCTGGGTAGAGGAAGCCCAGACTGTCAGCAAGAAGTCATGGGACATTCTTATCCCCACTATCCGAAAGCCAGGGTCAGAGATATGGGTTAGCTTCAACCCCGACCTTGAGACAGACGACACCTATCAGCGGTTCGTGGTCAGCCCTCCAGACGGTGCCGTGGTCCAGAAGGTGAACTACACGGATAATCCGTGGTTCCCCGAGGTGCTGGACATAGAACGCAGGCATTGCAAGCTCACCCGGCCAAAAGACTACCCAAACATCTGGGAGGGCGAATGCAGGGCGGCGGCAGAGGGCGCTATCTTCGCAGACGAGATCATCCGCTCCCATGAGGAGAAGCGCATCACCACGGTCCCCTATGACCCACAACTGCGGGTCCATGTGGTATTCGACCTTGGGTGGAATGACGCCATGTTCATCCTGCTATGTCAAAGGCACATATCGGAACTAAGGATCATCGAGTCGATAGAGGACAGCCACAAGACGCTGGATCACTATTCTGCCCTGTTGAAGGACAAGCGCATGAACTGGGGTACATGCTTCCTCCCCCATGACGCCAAGCACAAGGACTACAAGCTGGGCAGATCAGGCCAGGACATCATGAAGTCACTGGGTTGGGACGTCGAGATAGTCCCCGAGATAGGGGTAGAGCAGGGCATACGCAACGCCCGCATGGTGTTCAACCGTGTCCTGTTCGACAAGACCAAGGCTGCTCGTATCATCGAGTGCCTCAAGAACTACAAGCGGGCGGTGAATCAGATCACAGGCGAGCCTGGAGCACCCCTGCATGATGAATACTCTCATGGCGCAGACGCCTTCCGGTACGCCTGCATCGTAACCGAGCAGATGACCAACGAAGGCAACAAGGACTTCATGAAGCCCATCCAATACGACAATCGCGGGATCTTCTAACAATAATGAAAACCGAGAAAGAACTGCTGTCCATCATCGCTTCGCATGAGAAGCAGGGAATAGGTGGCGATACCGGGGAGCTGGCTGCCGAGCGGGTACAGGCACTAGACAGGTACTTTGGCCGACCCTATGGCAACGAGATGGATGGGCGCTCCAAGGTTGTCTCCAACGACGTAAGGGACGCCGTTAACTGGATCATGCCCAGCCTGTTGCGTGTGTTCCTTAGTTCAGACGACATCCTGAGATTCGACCCCACAGGGCCGGAGGATGCCGACCAGGCAGACCAGGAGTCGGATTACGTCAACCATGTGGTAATGAAGGAGAACAACGGCTTCTGTGTCCTGCATGACTGGTTCTGGGACGCGCTGACGCTCAAGAATGGCTATGTGAAGCGTTGGTGGAACGTGGAGGAGGAAGTCACCCACGAATCCTATACCGGACTCTCGCCCGATGAGGTGGCTTTGCTCATCCAGGAGATCGAGAGCACCGGGGACGATATTGAGGTAGTTGGACAAGAGTCACGACCCACGGAACTTGGCGAGGTCTATGACATCAAGCTACGCCGCACCCAGAAGCATGGGAAGGTAGTGCTTGAGCCTGTCCCTCCCGAGGAAGTGGTGATTGCCAGTAACGCCCGCAACAACATCCAGGACTCCGGCTTCCTCCAGCACGTCACCCTAAAGACCAGGTCAGAACTGATCGAGATGGGTCTTAAGAAGGACTTTGTTGATGAGCTGGCTACCCATACGACCGAGGACATGGAGTCGCAGACCCGTAACACCTCAACGGATGAGTACGCCAGGGCTGACAATCCAGACAGGTCAATGGAGACCATCGAGTACAAGGAGACTTATGTCCGTATCGACGCGGATGAGGATGGGATAGCGGAACTACGCTGCATCAAGATCGTCGGGAACAGAATACCGGATGGGGATGAGTGGAACATGGAGATTGATGAGATACCATTCTCCTACCTGACCCCTTACAGGCTCCCCCACAGGCATGTGGGTATGTCGGTCGCTGACGAGCTGGAGGATCTGGCCGAGATCAAGACAGCCCTCATCAGGGGTACGCTGGACAACACATACCAGTTGGTCAACTCAGAGTGGTTGGTGAACGAGCGGGTAAACCTCTCGGACTTCCTGCAATCACGTCCTAATGGCGTGAAGCGTATCTCAGGCAGGGAACCGATTGGAGATGCCGCCTATCCAGTAGCCAAGCAACCCATCATCCAGCACGTCATTCCCGTGTTGGACTACATGGACACCCTGAAGGAAACGAGGACCGGGGTCGGCAGGAACGTGATGGGCCTTGATGCGGATACCCTCAAGAAAACCACGGAAGGGGCAGCGAGGCAGGCGCTACAGCAAGCCAATCAGAAGATCGAGATGATCGCCCGCATCTTCGCCGAGACCGGGGTCAAGGACCTCGCGCTGGCGGTTCATGCACTACTCATCAAGCACCAGGACAAGCCCAAGGTGGTGAGGCTCAGGAACAACTGGGTACAGGTCAACCCGCAGGAATGGAAGACCCGCAATAACATGACCGTTTCGGTCGGTCTTGGTACTGGCTCACAAGAGGAGGTCAGGCAGAACCTAATGGCCCTTGGTCAGATACAACAGCAAGCCGCACAGGCTGGTATCGTGCTCCCCAAGAACGTGTATAACCTCGCTACCCAGGCAGCCAAGGCTTTCGGGTTCAAGCAGGAAGGAGAGTTTTTCTCCGACCCTGAGTCTCCAGAGGTACAGCAGTTCATGCAGCAGCAGGGGCAACAGAGCAATCCCCTTGCCGAAGCGGAGCAGATCAAGGGCCAGTTCAAGATGCAGGCCGAACAGATGGCTACCCAGTTCAAGCAGATGCTTGAGAGCGCCAAGCAGCAATTCGAGGCGTACAAGTTCGAGAAGGAATATGCCCTTGAGGTGGCTAAGGCCGAGATCGACGCCAATGCAAAGATGGTGCCGGCCGACCTCGGACAACCGGGTATTGGTACTGAAACACAAGCCCCTGGCATGTCCATGTCCATCAAGGAACTCCAGGGCATATCAGAGGCCGCCAACAATGGCGTTGCCCAGATGGCCGAGCAGTTACAGAACCTCATCCAGCAGAATCAGCAGATGTTCCAGATGATGATAGAGGCCATGCACAAGCCGGTGACGGTGGTGCGTGACAAGTCAGGCAAGATCGCGGGAGCCATGAGACAGTGAGAGACCAGCTATCCCAGGAAGTGATCGACGGCAACGAGGCGAGCCGGATACTGAACAGCTCCGCCTATCAGAAGGCATGGGAGACCGCAGAACTCTCCATCCTCGCCCAGATGGCCGAGGTCAAGATGCGGGACGTGGAAATGCACACCCGTCTTATCATGGCGCTCCAGACCCTTACCAGCGTCAGGAACCAGCTCAAGATCATGCTTGAGACCGGCAAGCTGGCCGATATTCAGTTGAAGGAGCCGAGCAAGATTTCACGGGTGTTCGGGAGATGAGCGGGCTACTCGGTGGGGATATTCCCTACTGGTATCGCATGGGGTTGCTCGATGATGAGCGGGCGAGGAACAAGCTCGCACAGGAGATGACCCACTGGACCCCGCAAGAGGCCAATCCACCTCCTCCCGTGTCTGAACGGGTGATGAACCAGCTACAATCCATCCCCGACTACATGAGGCAGGGATTGGGGCAACTGGCCCAGGATGCCGCGAAGTACGGGCAAGAGGTAGCCGCTGGTGGATCTCCAGAGGTTCCCATGTCGGCATGGAACGCCACCGGATTCGCCCCTATCGGCATGTTCGCCGGTACTGGGGCCAAGACCGCAGACGTTGCAAAACTGGCCATAGCCAAGGAACTGGAGAAGAAAGGCGCTGACCGCGCTGTTATCTGGGGACAGACCGGTTGGTTCAAGGGCGTAGACGGGAAGTGGCGGTTTGAGATACCGGATAATCTGGCAAAGATGCGTCCATATAGTCAATGGAGTGATTACACTGAGGGTGGCACGAAGAATACCGAGATAGGTAAGTGGTTAAAGCACAAGCCGCTTAAAGAGAATTATCCGGACGTTGCAGATATTAAATATGGCCCATCCGCACCATTGAGCGGTGGTGCTGGTGCTTATATACCGAACAGCAGTGGTGATATGATCCAGATTGACCCGTATGTACAGGGAAATAAATCAATCGGACTCCACGAACTCCAACACGCCATCCAGCAGAGAGAGGGATTTGCCAGGGGTGGGAGTCCTGAGTCATTTAGGCATCTTACTGATACCAGTTTGACGGCCCGTGGCGCAGAATTGGAAAGGGCAATAAAGGCCGGTAGAATGTCAGGCCAAGATGTATCTGCTATGGAAAAAGAACT